AAGAAAAACTTAAAAAGGCTAAAGGCCTTAAAGCTAAAATTCTTGCAAAGGAATCATGGCAATTAAATAATACTAAATTAGGTTTAATATTCGAATCTGATCTTAGAAAAATGGAAATGGAATTTCTAATACAAGAATCTATTTCAATTAAAGATCGTTTCTCTAAGTTAATCTAAATTCTTTTTAGAATTTTTACGAGCTAAATTTAGAAACTCCTGTTGTTGATTCAATAGGAGTTTTTTTATGTGCTTACGAAACTCAATCGATGATTTAAGGATTCTGCTATCCACCATTGGAGCCAGCAGTGCATCATGATACTCTGGATGGACAAAGTTTTGCATGCTAAAGTCATCTGTCTTAGATCTGATAGGTTTATTAGATAGTGCACAGATCCAGTCTATGGTGTTATAGTTTTCTTTAAGATCTTCCATCTTTACAAAAGAATCAGTAGACCAATCATAATAATACTTATTTTTAGAAGAAGTATATCTATGTTGACATATATTAAATATGATATGAACGAACTGATCGCTTTCACATCTTTCACCTAGGATAGGATTTTCTATTAATAGTCTCTTCTGCTGTCTTGCAAGATTTGATAGTTTAATTCCAAATCTATTAGAATAAGGAGAATGAATAGAAACCCTTTCCAACTTAGGATATTTTTTATTATATGCCATATAGTATTTATTCGTGAAACAAAACAGCTATATTATGTATAATTATTAAACAAATTTAAATGGTTCACACACTGTTCACAGAAAAATATCGTCCAAGTAACTTAGACGAGTTGATTTTACCAGAAAGGGTAATGTCAAAATTTAAAGATGGTCTAACTCAAAATGTACTCTTGGCTGGAAGCCCTGGTACTGGTAAGACATCTACTGCGAAGGCGATTGTTAAGCAATTCGGACTTCCTTACATTTATATCAATGCCTCAACTGACACTTCGGTAGATGTTATTAGAACCAGGATTATGGATTTCTGTTCTACTATGTCTATCTTGGATGATCAAGGTAAAATGAAAGTAGTCATACTTGATGAGGTAGACGGTGTATCTGATCAATTCTTTAAAGCACTTCGTGCTACTATGGAACAATTTGCATCTAATTCAAGGTTTATTGCAACTTGTAATTATGTAAATAAAATCCCAGATCCTATTCTTTCTAGATTTGAAGTAATTAATTTTGACTTTGATAAAGAAGAGGAAAGCGAATTGACAAAGAAATATATTAGACGAGTATATGATATATGTGGAAAAGAAGAAATGACAATAGAAAAACCAGCATTGGTTGAATTTGTCCGTAGGAACTTCCCAGATCTCCGCTCAACACTTAATAAATTACAAGGATATAAGTCAGAAGGAACGAGCAAGATTACATTAAATGATGTTAAAAAGTTTAACTCAGTCTATAAAGATGTTTTCGAATTAATCTTTAATGAAACTGATCCTGTTAAAAACTATAAGTATTTAGTAGGTGAATATTCAAATAGAACAGATGAGATTCTTCAAACACTAGGAGCAGAATTCATAGATTTTATTCAATCCGAGAAAGGAAATAGCGCTAGGCATATTCCTCAAATTGCAGTAACTGTAGCAGAACACCAAGCACAGAGGGTTCATGTGATTGACCCCGTAATAACAATGCTAAGCTGCGTATATAAGCTACAGGAAATAATTAGAAATTAATTGCTGAAATATTTTTTTATCTCAGAAATTTTGCTTATATTAGTAATATAAATAAACAATTAAAACATGAAACTAGGAAAACATACACTATTAATTGACGGTAACTACTTTTTACACAGTAGGTTATTTGTCCTACCGAGACCTAAAGGCAAGCAGCTATTAGGAGATAAAGAATCTCAATCACAGCTTATGCGAAAGCTATGTATTGATTTTGCATCAGAAGTTCGTAAAATGGCTCCCTTTGTAGATCAAATTGTTGTTGCAGTAGATGCCAAATCATGGCGTAAAGATCTCTTTCCAGATGCACAGTATAAAGGAACTAGAACCCATGACGATTCAATTAATTGGAAAGCAGTGTTCGGTGTTTATGCTGAATGGCAAAAAATACTAGAACAGAAAGGTATTATTATTCACCAAGTACAGGGTGCAGAAGCAGATGACGTAATGTACGGATGGTCTACTCAATTAAACAGTGAAGGTAAAAATTGCATAGCATGGACGGGTGATCGAGATCTTATTCAACTTGTAAATTATAACCAAGCAACAGATGCATATACCTTATGGTATTATAACTCTAAGAAAAAGCTTATAGCCTTTGAAGGTTTTGAAGATGTAATGTCATCTAGAAAAACTTCTACAATGACAAATGAAGAATTACTATTTAATATTGCCTCTGAGGAAGCTACATACGACCAACTAAAAGAAGACTTCCAAGCATGGATGGACAAGAACAGAGTAGAAGTTCAGGAAATTAACTGCGATGACTTTGTGTTCGGTAAAATTCTACAAGGTGACAAATCAGATAATATTCCTTCTGTCATCACATGGACTAAAGCTTCAAATGGTGGTAAAATTAGAAACTATTCTCTTACAGAAAAGCATTGTGTAAAAATACTAGAACAATACAAGAAAGAAGAAAATGAATTTACAATAGAGCATTTCTTTAATAGAGGTCAAGTAAATAAACTAGTAGACATTATATATAGAGTCGTTGGCAAGTCTGATCCTAAAGAAATTAGAATCAGATTCAACCAGAACCTAGATCTAGTCCTTCTTCACTATAACACTATCCCCCTTGCAATTCAAAAGGGTATCTATAGTAATATTGAAGCAGATAGAAATGTGTTACCAGAGTTCTCTAATATCACCCAGATGGAAAAGATATTAGAAGGAACGGATTGGATGGTAAAGAAATCACAAGGAGCTCCTAAATCATACGATGCATTTGCCGGATTAAAAGAAGATGGTAACAAGGAAAGACCTTCCACTAAGAAATTAAACGAACTTTTTTAATAAACTTATAGCAAGTTTACAGTATAAATTATATGTTAGACGAAACAAAATTATTTGATTTTGTAAGGATTATGTTTACGAAGCCAAATCAGTATAAGAACGTAAAGAACTTCAACAAAAAAAGACACCACTTTATGATTAATAGGTTTTTTGCTATTAAATTTCCAGCAAATGCACAGCTATTTAACATAAATGGAATTAACGGCAATGCTGTAATAGACAGTTGGCACATGGTCTCTTCGAGATTTAAGTCAGTTCCAGGCTGGGTTTATACTAAAACTAAGAAAGCAGCTCCTAAACCTAAAAAATCTAAAACAGAATATATACCTAAAGAAGAAACAATCAAATTCTTTTTATTAAGAAATGAGATTGGAATGAGAGAGTTCAATGATCTTAAAAAATTTAACCCGGTTGAATTGAATAAGAATCTATTGGAATTAGAAAACACAATGCAGGTATATTAAATGATTAGCTACTACGACTTTAATGACGTGGCAACAGTTGTTGACGCCACTCTATTCAAATATAATTATATCGACAATAAGATTCTTACGCTAGTAAAGAATCAATTAGACTATAGGGTTGTTAATGATGGATCTCTTCTGGTGAGTAAAGAACAATTATCCGTGTTTTTAAACGAAAACTTTCAATCAGATATTAATAGAATTAACGCAACTGGATTTGAACAATTCCATAAAGAAGCAACTACTATCTATTTTCTACATAAGATTCTAAATGATTTTACAAATCTAGAATATATTAAATTGACTATCAATAAGAATAAATCTTATAGTAGATTATCTGACATAGATGGAATTAAGACACTTCGATTTAATTTTAAAGTGTTAGCTGGAACGCTTAGACTGTATGATATATTTCAAAATGAAAAAGATTTACAAGAAATAAACTCTACTTTAATTTCATTAGGTCTTATGAAAAAGAATGTTCCTTACGCAAGACACCCTGCCTCTCATATATTTAATGCACTAGATTCTTATGTAAGATCTAGAGAAGGTTCTGAAGAAACAACAGTCATCGATACCGCATTAGATCTAATGGACTGTATAGAAGCTAAAATCCAAGACGATAATCCTAAGATAATGTTAATCACAGACTACTAGCTTTCTTTAACGAATATATAGACAAAAGAACTAGATATTAAATGGTAACAGGATATACTGCAAACGCATACGGAGATCAACTTATAGCATCGCTACAAGATCCTTTTCAGAACGTAATAAGGATTACGGACTGGGAAATTATAGCAGGTTTAACAACACCCCAGACTAATGGTGTAGTTATATTGAATGCAGGATCTACGACAGTAATAGGAATGGGAACTGATTTTACATTCCTATCCAATGGTAACGAAATAGTATTAGGAAATAAGATATTTCAAGTTAATAGTGTAACAGATGCATACACCCTAGAATTAACATCTCCCCCTCAATTTTCAACACAACTATCTGGAATAGAATATTTTTTAGCTCCTAACGAATCTAATAAATTTGATTACGAATTTAGATGGTCCCAGACAGGTGGTTCTTTTTCAGAATTTTCAGAATTAAATAAGACTTCAAATATTGGAGATTTATTTAGCTTAGACTTTAATAATGCACTCCCTCTTCATATAGACTTAAAGGCAGAAGTATCATCATTATCTGGAGGTAATTCTTTATCTCTTATTTCAATCACATATACTACAGAAACAGAAGACGGTATTGTTGAAGCATGTCCTAACTTCTGTGTAAGTTGTTTAGATCCATTTTCAATGGACGGATGTGCAAACATTATCGTAGAAGAATGTGAAGATAATTTATTTAATCCATATAATTTAAGTAAATCTACTAAATTTGTAAAACAAATAACAGGACTAGTAAGCAATATATTCGGACATGAGGTAAATTACTTTAGAACTGAACCAGATATGAGAACAGTTGATGTCACTCTTATGGAATATAGTTTACATGATGTAGTAGATAATAAAAGCATAAAGATACTAGTTCCTGGAAATGAATTCCCTGAAGAAAGTATAACTTTTGATATATTTGGAATGGATTTTGCAGACTTTGAAATTCATATTACTCAAGAAGAATTTGATAAAGCGTTTGGAGAAAAAGATTCTGCTGGAAATCTAATAAAGAGCAGATACCCCAGATCTAAGGATTATATGTATATTCCTATTATTAATAGAATGTACGAGGTTCATACTATAGCTCTAGCGGACGAGTTTAATAAAACTAATTCGTACTGGAGAGTAATGTTAAAGAAATATCAAGAAAGAACTTCAGTTAATAAAAATCTATTTGATGCTACAACTGACGCATTAACTACTGGAATCGAAGAAATTTTTGGAGAAAGACAAAAGGAAGAGCAGGAAAAAGATACAAATCCTCAGCAATTTAAAACAACGCTATCAACATACAATGATGGAATTAGAAAATTCTATAATACTTCTTTACAAATAAAAGATTTCGAATTAAAAAACAGATGGACTATTGTTAGTAAAAACTATTATGATTTATCTACAGTAAGTAACGATGAACTATGTATTGAATATGAGGCATCTTCCCAATTAGGAGTTGGTGAAAATATGGCAATTACAGGATGGTTTAATCCTAGATTCAATACGTCTTCTGGAGATCATTTCATAATCGGAGATCCAACTGCGTTAACAGGTTTTAAATCTTATATAAATGATTCAGAATTTAAAGTAATGTCTAATGGCAATACAGTAACGTTTAATCATGGAATAAATTTACAAAAAGAATGGTATGCATTTGTATTAAATATAAGTAATGAATTTTCTTCAATGAGTTTAAATATTTATAATTTAAATGAAGTAGGTCTTCCTCAAAATAGCTCTTCACATTTAATAGAATTATTCAGTGAAGTTAAACAAGGAGGCATGGTTTGGAATTCAAATTCTAATTTCCAATTAAGAGGAAATGGAATGTATATGACAAATCTTAGAATATTTGAACAGACAATAGAAGCAGAACAAAGATCTAATGTATTAAATCAATACGTGGTCAGAGACAACCAACTAGCAAAGATGATCGACAATGCAATACCTAGTATTGGATTTCAGAAATTCTTTCATTCTAAGTAATTAGGATATATAATCCTATAAAACAATAACTTATGTCAGAAGAAAAGAAGTCAATAAAAGATCAAGCAGAAGATATTAGAAAAGAGCTTGATGAACTTATTGGTGAAAGTGTAGATATAACAGAAGTGACGGAAACAGATCCGGCGTTTCTTCCTCATCAACCAAAGGAAATACTTCCTACGTTTGGAGAACTTAAGGTTAAATCTACAGCTACCGCCAAAAAGACAATAACCGCCCTTATGAAATTTTATCTTGCTGAAGATATCATTGAAAAGGATGAATATATTTCCGCTAAAAAGAAGATGGACGAAATGACAATGAGTTCATTAGTTTATCAATTACAAGCAGGTGAAAGGGCGTTAACAACCCTATTACAAACAATAGAAGACGGTGAATTAGCACCAAGAATGTTTGAAGTTCTTGCAACTTTACAAAAATCAATGTTAGATATCATTAAATCTCAAACAATGTATCTAATGGCAACTGAAGAAAGTGCCAAGAGAATTTCCAGAGATATAGAAATCTATAAGAAAAGAGATGATGTTAGAGAAATCGAAGAATCGGGAGGTAGCTTAGACAATTCAGTAGTGCAGAGAGGAAGTAAAGATCTAATGAGAATGATCAGGAACGGGATAGACGATAGTGAAATAGAAGACGTAGAACCTAACGAAGAATAATATGAGCGATTACGTAGGAGATAACATGTGGATTCCTAAGGGAGACCAGAGTGATCCGGGACAAAAACTAGTATGGTCTACTAAGAATGTCAATGATCTTTTGGTAGCATTAGATAAAGGCTATAGGCCTGCAGTCTCTATGCCCTTTTATGAGGGTAAGCAATTTTTACGTAAAGGAAATATAGTATTCGAATATACCGAAGAAGAGATAACAGAACTATCTAAATGTGCAAATGATATAGTATACTTCGCTGAAAAATACGCCGTTGTAATGACAGACGAAGGGATTCAGCAGGTTAAATTAAGAGATTATCAAAAGCAAATGCTTAGGGATTTTCAACATAACAGATTTAATATCGTTCTCGCATCTAGGCAAATGGGTAAAACTGTAACTGCTTCTATTTTTAATGCATGGTATGTTACGTTTAACTATGATAAAACAACTTTGCTATTAGCTAATAAATCAGAATCAACGAAAGAAATAATAGATAAGGCAAAGGTCGTATTAGAAAACTTACCTTTCTTTATGAAACCAGGTATAATTAAATATGATGTAATGAATGTTCGTTCTGATAATGGATGTCGTTTAGTAGGTCAATCAACTACGGCAAAGTCGGGTATTGGTTTTACTATTCATAATTTATATCTTGATGAGTTTGCACATATTCACCCAACAATAGTAGATTCATTTTATGAAAACGTATATCCAACGCTCTCAGCTTCGAACGTATCAAGAATTAACATCACTTCAACTCCGAACGGTTTTAATAAGTTCTATGAAATATACGCAAATGCCGAAAAAGGAGATAATGAGTATACGCCAACGAGAATCGATTGGTGGCAACACCCAGACAGAGACGATGAATGGTATAAGAGAGAACTTGGTAACCTTGGCTCTGAAGATGCATTCAATAGACAATACGGAAACGAATTCGTAAGTTCTTCTAATTTATTATTAAGTCCAATTGTAATGAAAAATATGAGAAAGCATTCTCATGAATTTATATGGCATGATTTAGAAGATTTTGAAAACATACAAATAGACACTAAGGGTGTTCTAGGTTTTCATAAAGATTTTGATCCAGAAGAAGCAAGGGAATCTAATAGATTTTATTTGTTTTCAGTTGATATCGCCGAAGGTAATGGAGGTGATTACTCGGTAATTAATGTTTTCGAAGTAGAACCAATGGAAGACAGGGATATTATTGATGCAGTGACACCCGGTGCAATGTATGACTTTTTTAGATTGAATCAAGTTGCAGTTTTCAGATCGAATGATCACGTTATAGAAGACTTTGCTAAAGTTCTATACACACTTGCTGTTGAAATCTTTAATCCTGAAAATGTTAAAATGATTATAGAATTTAATACGTATGGATCTATCTTATTAAAATACCTTCAAACAGTATATCCTTCAAGAAATGAATTTGAGGATGAAATGGTATTAAGATTTAAACATAGGCATGATTCTAGAACCTTAAAACCAGGTATTAAGTTAAAGGCAGATAATAAATCAGTATTTTGCCAAAACTTTAAAAAACTAATTGAAAATAATAGAATAAAAATAAATGACACGGAAACTGTAAATGAAGCAAGTCTTTTCGGTGGTCTAAAGAATGGAAGCTATGGAGCTCAAATGGGAAATGATGACATCATTATGACTGGAATCACTGCTACTGAGTTCTTTAACACTACAGACTATGCAGATTACATTGAAGAATTACTAGATTTTATAGATCCTGAAAAGTATAAATTAATGGAGACTACATTATATCAACAAAACGACTCTGCTGGAGACATGCAATATGATATTTATGACCTAATATAAGATTAAACTCCAGATTTATCCGGATATATAGATTAACTAAATAAAAAAACAAATTAAATAACTATGGCACTAAGTCCTCAATTATTACAATTCAAGAGTTCAGGCGTTTACAGATTAGAATTTGACAAATCTCAAACTGCTAACATTGACGTATCTACTCTTAGGCTGGTTGTTGGTCACTCAAGAAAGGGACCCTATAATACACCAGTATTAATCGAAAACGTTGAAGCGTTCATTCAGGTATATGGAAACATTGACAAATCGTTAGAGAAAAAAGGAATGTTCTTCCACAGATCAGCACAAGCTGCTCTTTCAAGAGGACCTATCCTAGCTCTAAACCTTGCCAGTTTCGATGCCGCAGAAGATCTTGCTTCAGCTATACAAATTTCAACAAACGGAGATTACTCTACTGATATTGTTCAAGGAGAAGAATTAACACCCTTTGTTCCTGAAGTTCTAGAAGTATTAGAAGTTCTAGAAGTTATAGAAGTACCGCAACAATTATCTGAACAAGATCCACATGTTGATGAAAATAATGCTGCAATTGCTCTTGGAAATGCGCCAATCCACTTTTTAGTCGATGGTACAACACCAGTTACAGCAATAGGTGAAGAAATGATAGCTTATGTAGCTCCAGTAGCTCCAGTAGCTCCAGTAGCTTACGCAGCAGCACAACCTGCTACTTACGAAGCAAGTACATATCCTAATTTAGATCACCAGTCATTTAGCAAGCCTTACGCTAGTTTCTTTGACACTGATAAATTTATGATTCCTTCAGATGAAAAAGTATTAAACACATTAGGTGAAGATGCTAACCAAGTTTTAAACTTTGTTAACATCAAACAAACACCAATCACGGTTTTCACAAGAAAAGCACAAGATACTCCTGGTTTTGAAATTACTGCCAGAGAATGGTATGGAGAAGGAAATGTTCCAGCATATTTAAATGACAAAGATTTAATGTCAGATTATATGATTGATGTATTTGTATTCAAAGGTAAATTTGATGCAGCATCAATGGACACTGATCCAGTTTACGGAAAATACTTTGATGCACAAGGTTTAAGAAAAGGTTACTTAGAACAATTTGCAAATTTAAGACAAGTTGAAATGATAGGTTCTTATTCTGGTTCAATGCTTCCAGGTTTTAAAGACTTAGAAGGAAGAAACGTATATATCGAAACAATGATTAACGCTGAAGCAAGAAGAACAGGTTTATTCTGTGCAATTGCCGAAGATTTAGTAACTGATGAATATGCATTAAATGATGCAGTTAAAGAGACTCCAATTGATTTAGTTGGACATACATTTGATGAGCAAGCTCAAGATCAAATAGTATTATCTTATGATATTGCTAATAGAAGTACACTGATCAATTATACAGATGTTGTATATACTACAATAGCGGATGATGCACAATTATCATCAACCGATGCAGTATTTACATATACTATTCCAGCAGTACCACCAGTACCAGCTTTTGATTTAGGAATCGAAAAAGGAAATTACATCAGAAGCGGTAATAGATTAGCATTAGTTAAACAAGTTGCGGTTCAAAAAACTGCAAATGAAGAAATATGGACTGTTAAATTAACAGAACCTGCTCCTGCAGCTGCTCCCTCTATAGTTATAGAATCTTTAGAAGATGCAGCAGTTGCATATACTCCATTCGTATTGGATGGTGCTGTAATTAAAGGAGAAACAATTACTTCATGTTTACAAGCACTTGCACTAGGAACAGGATTAGCAACTGGTTTAGTAGATAAAGATGCAATCGACTTTAGATATATTGTTGATACATTTGGTTCTTTCGATGGTCAATTAAGAAATAAAATTCAATTATCTCAATTAGCTAAAGAAAGACAAAATGCCGCAGCTATATTAAATGCACCAATGATTAAAGACTTTAAAGCTTCAACGGATCCTGCATTTATTAATGAGTTTAATGGTTCATTCCAAACATCATATATTCCAGAAGGAGGTAACTTAGCTTTAAATCCAACGGCACTATATACACTACCAAGTATCGCAGATGGTGCAAATTATGCATTCTACTACGGACCTGGTCTTATTGTAAGAGAAAATGGAAAAGACGTAATGGTTCCACCAGCTGCGTATGTATCTAATAACTATATCGACAAATATACAGATGCTTTACCATGGTCAATCGTTGCTGGTCCAAGAAGAGGAGTCGTTGCTGGAACTAACGTTGCAGGAGCTGAATACTCTTTTGACAAAGCAGACAGAGACATTCTAGAGCCATTCGGATATAACCCGATTGTATTCCAAAGAGGAGTTGGTTTAACTATCTTAGGAAATAAAACTGCACAGCAGTCTATTAAATCATCACTATCTTCAGCTCACGTTAGAGAAGTGTTAATTTACATACAAGACGCAATGGCAGATATCCTTAAAGATTACGTATTCGAATTCAACAATGCACAAACTAGATTAGAAATCAAAACTTTAGCAGATTCATTAATGGAATCAGTTAGACAAGATGGTGGTGTATATGATTTCAAAAACATAATGGATCAATCAAACAACACAGGTGAGGTAATCGATAATAACATCGGAATCATTGATACTTTCGTTGAACCGGTTAAAGGTTTAGAAATTATCGTTCACAGAACAACTATCTTAAATACTGGAGAAATCCAAACAGGTAACTTTAGTTAATAAGATATATATAAAAAGAGATTAAAACAAATATTAAAAGATATGGCTTTACCACATTATTCACAAGATCAAACAAGTAAGAAGGGTAGACAATTCGAACCGGTTCAATCGAACTTATTTGAAGTGACTATTTTGCCTCCAGCTGGAGTGTCAGACTCACCTTTATTGCTACAACATGTTAATTCTATCAACGGATTAGAATTATACAAAGAAGCAGGTATGGTTGAACAAAAATACAAGTTCTCAAAGAGATCTTACGCTGGTAT